GCCACCAGCGCGGCGCCCGGGACGTGAACCCCTTCTCGGTCAGCGACCGGATCCGCCCCGAGACGTGCACCCGCCCAACCCGTGACACCAGATCCGGGCCGAGGGTGAGCACCTGCCCACCGGACAGGGACAGGCCCAGCCATGTGATCTGCTCGAACGTGCCGTCGTCGTGCTCGACCTTCACGAACGGATCGGTCACGGTGCCGTGCGCGGTCATCCGCAGTTCCCACGCGTACCGTGCCCACGGGACCAGGTCGCCGTCGTTGGCGACCTCGAACTCGTCGCCGGACACCGGGTCACCGCTGGACCAGATGCGGGCGGCCTGCGTGTAGTCGTAGATCGTCGGATCCGACGCGACCCACTGGATATCGATGCCGGGGGCGCCGTTGTGGGTGCCGGTCTCGTCGGCGATCGGGACGAACCGGGACGGCCGGACGAACGCGCACATTTCGCCGTCGCCGAGCAGGTCGGCCCATGCCAGCGGCAGTTCGTCCGATGGCATCGGCCGGTTCCGCATCGATGAGCGCAGCGCCTTGTAGCCGGACCAATCGCGGGCGTTGGCGTGCCCGGCGTCCAGCCAAGCGTTGACCGTGTAGGCGGCGTCCTGCGGTGTCCACAGACCACCCCAGGTCCCACCGGCTTGGCGCTGGGTGGATGGCATGTTGAGCGCCGGCTGCCCGAACCCTTCGATGCCCTCAGCGATGTAGACGTCCGAGTCTGCGCCACCGATCGTGATGCCCTGCCAGGTCAACGCTTCGGGCAGCAACGTCATCCGACACCCCACATGAGCTCGTCGGCCACGGACCGGGCGGTGGCGCCTTGGGCGATGACCGTGACGTTGCCGCGAGGCGCCCGGCGCTGGCGGGGCGTCAGCACCTCCTCGCCGTCACGGAGCAGGGCGAGACCTTCGGACTTGCCGGACGGTGCCCGGTAGATGCCGCCGTCGTGAAACTTGGGGATGTTCGGGGTGCTCAACGTGTAGCCGCCGACCTTCCCGAACGGGGTGTCCACCGATGGGAGCGTGAACGCCAGGTCGTTCCACTTGCCGATGATCCAGTTGATGGCGCCCTTGAACGCATCCTTCAGCCCGTCGAACATGCCGGCGGATGCGGCGGCGATGTTGCCCGGCATCTCCTTGACCCGATCGATCAGCCACTGAGCACCCCAGGCGAACGCCGTCTTGATCGCTTCCCAGGCCAGGCCGGGCACCTTCTGAATCCCCTCCCACGCCGACCGCCACATGGCGTCGATCGTCTCGAGGGTCACGGAGATCGCCAGGCGCACCAGCTCGATGCCGTACTTGACGAGGCCCTGAATGGCGTTCCAGACGCCCGACGCGGTCTCCTTGATGCCTTCCCACACGCCGGCCCAGTCGCCGTGGATCAGCGCAGTAACCGTGTGGATGATCCCCTGGATGGCGGTCATCACGCCGCCGATGTACTGCTGGATCGGACCCCACACGCGGCGGGTGAAGTCGAGGATGTTGTCCCCGAAGTTGGCCCACAAGGTCTGCACGACATCGATCACGCCAGCGATGACGGTGGACATGGTTTGGGCGTACTTCTGGATGCCCTCGAACAGCTTCCGAGCGGTCGCGATGACGGTGGGGCCGTTGGCCTTCCACCAGATGCCGAGGTCGGCGAACACCTTGTTCATCGACGGGCCGATGCGCTGCGAGAACGGTTCGATCCGGTCGAACAGGGCGCCGATGACCGGCATGAGCTTGTTCACGACCGGGAGCACGCCTTGACCGATCGAGGTCTTCAGGTTGTCCCAGCGGGCAGCGAAGATGCGCTGCTGGTTGGCGACCCCCGATGAGGTGCGGGCGAAGTCGCCCTGGGCGTTCTTGGTGCGCTCGAGGACGAGCGCGTACGCGGCCTGGGCCTTCTGGGCAGGTGACAGCACCGACTTGCCGTCGGAGATCCCGAGAGCCAGCGCCTTGGCCTTCAGCGAGGCGTCGTCGAGGGCAACGCCGTAGCGCTTCAGCGGCTCCGTCTCACCCGACAGGCCGGAGCGCAGGGCGAGGATCGCATCGTCCACGCTGGTGTTGTTGAACGACGCCAGGTCGGAGGCGAGCCCGGTGAGGGTCGTCGACATCGTCAAGGCATCGCTGTTTCCGATCCCGAACGAGGTCAGGAGGTTGCCGTAGGTGCCGATCGCGTCGGTGGCCTGCGTCTTGGACTGGCCGAACGCCTTGGCTGCCTTGCCGGCCCAGGCGTCGACCTGGGCCTGACCTTCGGCGCCGAAGATGGCATCGACCTTGGAGCGGGCTTCGTTCAGGTTCGACGCGGCGTCGACCACGGACTTCAGGGCCATGGCCCCGCCGACGACGACCGCTGCGCCGCCGAGCGCTGCGGTCTTGAACATCGCCTTGTAGTTCCGGCCGGTCCGCTTGATCGATCCGGCGAACGCGTCTTCGGTCTTGCGGGCCGCACCAGCACCAGCACCCGACAGCTCGGATTCGATGTTTCCCTTGATCCCGCGACCCGAGGGCACGAGGTTGATGTACGCCGTAGCCAATTCTGTCGCCATCGGCGTGCACCTCCTGAGTCAGTCGGGTTGCTGGGTGGCCTGCTCTTGGAGCGCGGCGTACAGCTCTTGGGGTGTCCGCCGGGACCTGCCCTTGGTGGCGGGTGCCTCGTGGCCCATGAGTGCCCCGAGGACGGGGGTGGGCTGGTCGCCGCGCTTCTTCGGGTCCGCGTCCCGGTACAGCAGGGCATGCAAGGCGTCGACGACCATGGCGGCCAGTTGGACGTCGAGCGGAATCCCGTTCGGGCCACCGGCATGCGAGCGGGCATAGGCCGAGTCCCACGGCAGCGAAGCCATCAGGGCACGGAACCGGCACCACGGCAGCCGGTCGGTGGTGAGATCGGCCCACAGGTGCAGGCCGTAGAAGCGGAGGAAGTCGGCCTCCAGTGCGTCGGGGTGCTCCCCCAGCGCAGCTAGGAGGCCCCGTCTTCCCCCTCGTCGACACCCTGCTCGGCCTTCAGCGCATCGTCACGCTGGGCAGCGAGGGCGGCCATGTAGGCGTGCAGGCGGCCGGCGGTGCCACCGAGGGCGGCGAACCCGTCGTAGTCGTCGATCATCGTGCGAGCGAGGCGCACGAGGGCGTCAGGGCCGACCTCGTCGGCGTCCTTGCCCATCAGCTCGAAGAACGTCGTCGAGTCCTCGTCGGACATCAGATCGGGCGGGATGATGTAGAAGGTCCGGCCCTGCACCTCGAACGGGATCTTCTCGGATTCCTGTTCGGCGACGAACTCGTCGTAGGACAGGGGTGGGCGCGGGTCAGCCATGGTGAGCGGGCCTTTCGTCTGGAGCGGGCTGGTGAACGACCAGCCCGGGGCGCCCGCTCAAGGAACCCCGGGCGGGTCGACTCAGGAGACGACCGCGGCGGGGTCGGTGGTGATCTCCGTGTAGAGCAGCCCGGCCGAGGACGGGTAGACGTTGATGGTCAGCTCGAACATCACCATGTCCTCGTCGCCAGCCTTGATCTCCGCGACCTCGACGACCTCGCCTCGGGCGATGTGCAGGCGGCGCTTGTAGGAGCCGTCCATCTGGGACAGCACGAACGCCTTCTCGAGCGGTTCGGGGACGTAGATCGCACGGGTCGTGAGCCCGGTCGTGGTCGACTGGGTGGAGCCGGGGTTGATGAGCGGGAACGCGTTCTCGTTGGACTCGAGCGTGGTCACCTTGAACGACCGCTTGTGCTTCGATCGGGTCGTGCGGATGAGCACGCCACCGGTGGCGTAGTGGTCCTTGGTGTCCTGCTCGCGCTGCTCGGTGAAGCCGTCTTCGGTGACGAACCCGAGATCCTTGAACGCGACGTTCAGGGCGGTGGTGGTGTCGGTGGGTGCGGTGGTTCCGATGGCGCCTGCGTGGACGGTGGAGTCGACCCAGATGCGCGGGTTTGCGGTGGTGCCCATGGTCAGGCTCCTTCGGTGTTGTGGGAGGCTGAGCGGGGCTTGGTGTCAGGCAGGCGGGCGAACCCGTCGGCGAGAAGGCGGGCGGCCACGTCGTCGGGGGCTTCGACGGTGGCGTCGAGCTTCGACTTCAGTTCGGTGGCAGCGAGGGGGTGGGCGATCGTGATCTTCACGGGTGCTCCTAGGAGGGGGGTGCGCCACGGAGGGCGATGGTGAACGTCTGCGACACACGCGGTGTGTCCGACAAGGGGTCGGGAAGATCGGCGGGGCCGGACACCTCTTCGACCCGGCCGACCGGGACGCTCTCGACGACGGTGGAGGTCGCGGCGCCGATGAGCCCGCGGTTGATCTGGGCGAGGTCCATGGCCGCTTCGGACGTCGGCGCCCACGACTCGACGGTGATCTGCGCCCGCTCGTGGACCTTGCCGGTACGGGCACCACCGGTGCGGCGCACGGTCGTGAACTGGGTGGGCCGGTTGTTCGGGACCGCGTCGAACGCGTCGGCGTCGATGGCCTGGTCGACGTAGCCAGCATTGAGCAGGGTCACGGTGACGAGCACCGCATCGGGGAACAGGACGAGCGGGTACTGGCTCACCGGCCGGCGTCCAGCGCAGAGGTGAGGGTGCGGCGCACCGCTTCCTCGTGCATCGCCGCTGGGGTTGCGGTGCGGATCGATGCGCGGGCACGGGTGCGGCCCTTGGACACCTCGGCTTCCATGCCAGCACCGGCCCGGGCGGCGATCGCTTCGGCGCGGCGGCGCAGGTCGGCTTCGACCTCGTCGGAGGTGAGTAGGTCTCGCACGCCCTTGCGGTTGAGGACGATCTTCACGTCGCGCATCAGCCCTCCACCTTCCGCACCTGGGCTTCGATGCCGTCGAGACCGGAACCGAACGGGTCAGCCCAGATGGACGGTTCGCCGTCGAGCTCGTAGGTGGCGCCGCGGATCACGACCCGGTCGGTGGAGCCGAGGATCGTCCCGGCCGGGAGGTAGAGGCGTGCGCCGACGAGGACAGCGGTGCGGCCGTCGTTGTCCTCGGAGGTGGACTGGGGGGCGAACAGGCAGCCGTCGACGTCGGTTTCGGTGGCGTTGCCCCAGTCGGGGTCGACGATGTACCGGCCGTACCGGTTCTCGATGAACGCTGCGGTGAGAACGGTGACGGTCTCGCCGGGGATGCCGAGCATCAGCCCGGTTGGACCTGGATCGAGGCGAACCCGCGGACGGTGCACAGGTTGTCGAGCACCGCCTGGGTGGACGGGTTGAGCGCCATGGCCGGGGACTGTGCTTCGGCGGCGTCACCGGACCGGGAGAACGGGCCGACGGTGATCTGCGTCGTGGGTGCTTGTGCACCGTTGGTGGCAGCGGAGTAGGTCATGGCGACCACCGCGGCGATGATCTGGCCGGGTACCGGGTCCCAGCCGTGTTCGACGCCGGTCAGGTCGAGCTCGTGGCAGGACCAGTACGAGTCGCGGCCGTCGACCCTGCGGATCAGCTTCGCCGGGCGCCCATCGCCGCCAGACTCAAACCGGTAGTCCGTGCCGGCAGTGAGTAGTACCCCGTCGACGGTGACCGTGGCGATCGCGGTGACGGGGCGCTGCGGGAGGTAGCCGATGCCCTCGTACGGTCGGACAGTGAGGGTGGCGGTGGTGGTGGCCTCGATGGTCTGGCCGTGTGCCCCGGCGAGCACCGCGGATGAGGCGAGGTCGAGCAGGCGCGAGATCCGCGTCGTCTCGTCCCCGTCCGGCACGGTGGTGCCGGTGATCGCCTCGTAGTCCGCGATGGTCGCCAGGGCCATGGTGGATCAGCCTCAGACGTTCAGGCCGGTGACGAGCCCGTGGTGGCTCTCGGCGCCGTAGGCGAGGCCCACCTCGCCGTAGAGCTGCACGTCGTCGCTGGCGCCGGTCTTGGCGAGCGGCTCAGCGAAGAAGTGACCCTTGCCGGGCACCTCGAGGAACACCGGGGCGCACTCGCCGAGGGTGACCACGGCGATCGCGTCCTGCGGCATGAACCGGTCCAGCATCACGTTGACCGTGCCGAAGTCGGTCACGATCGAGTCGACGGCGACGCCGGCGACGGTGCGGCTGGTCTCGGTGAACTTGCCGTAGGCGTCGGCGTAGGCCTTCGACACGGCACGCTTCTGCGACGAGTTGACCACCAGCGTGGCCTGGGACTGGTCGGAGATGCCGCCGTTGTCCCAGGTGAGCTGGAGGATGTCGTCGACGTGGGACGTGGCGAGCGTGGTCGTCCACGGCACGCGGTAGGCGACCGTGGCGGTGCCGATCGTGATGGCCGAGCCGCCGGAGGTGGCGGCCACCTTGAAGGCGTTGGTCGACTTCGACACGACGTAGTAGATCCGGCCGACGTAGATCGTGGTCGAAGCACCGACGTCGGTGAAGATGATCTGGTCGCCGTTGGACAGGCCCGTGGAGGTCTCCGTCACGGTGTCGGTCGCAGCCGACAGGCCCGTGATGGTGGAGGTTGCCTTGGCCTGGAGGTTGGTCGTGATTGCCGCCAGGAGACCGCGGGTCTTGCGAGCCGTGGAGTTGTCGGACGGCTTCTGGTACGAGCCGAGCAGGAAGCTGTACTCGATGTCGCGGGCCATCGCGATGAGCTCCTGCTTGACCTGCCAGTCCAGCTCGTCGGTGACCGGGTTCATCAGGTCGTTGTTGGTGCCGGCCTTGAGGCCGACGGCGGCGAGCTTCGAGTAGGAGGCTGCGACCTTCGACTGCTGGACCTGCACGACGTTGGTGACGTTGCCGCGCACTCGGCCGGTGGCCGTGGGTGCGGTGGCGCCTTCCAAGGCGACGTTCTGGCCGGCGGCGCGAAGGTCGCTGGTCTGCCACTCGAACTCGGTCGAGGTGGCCTGCTTGCCGCCGCTCAGCCCGCCGATGGCGGAGAAGAACGGGGTCTCACCGCGGCTGACCGAGATCAGTTCGCCGGTGTAGTTGGGGAGGTTGTAGGTGGTTCCGAGGGCGGAGATTCCGGCCATGGTTGGTGCTCCTTGTGGAGAGGTGGTGGCCTCCGGGTCTCAGGGTGAGACGGGGAGGTGTCAGCCGGTCGCGAGTGCGGCCAGCTTCCGGTTGTTGAGCGCGATGGCCAGGTCGGTGTTGCCGGCCTTGCGGGCGGCGGCGATCTGCTCATCGAGCGTCGGATCGGTGGGCGTGGCGCCCTGGGGGCCACCGTCAGCGGAGCCAGGCGTCGGGGCCGGGGTCGCCTTGTGGCGGGCGGCGAGCTCGGCGACCTTGACGGGGTCGACCTTGCCGTCCGTGTCGAGCACGCTCGACAGGTTCAGGTCCCCGACCTTGTCGGCGGGGACGCCTGCTGCTTCGAGCTTGGCGGCGGCCAGCTCGAGTCCGAAGCCTTCGGTGGCCGCCTTGCGGCCGCGGTCCTCGGCTTCCTTGATCGCCTTCTCCGTGTCGGAGAGGTTGGCGTTCTTGATCTTCTCTAGCTCGGTGCTGGCGGTGGTGGCGCGGCCCTCGTGCTTGCGGGCCTTGTCCTTCCAGTACGCCGCTTGTTCCTCGGGCTTCATGTCGGCCACGGGGGTGTCGGCGGGGAACCCCGGCTCGGCCGGGGCGGGAGGTGCGGCGGGTGCCGGGGGCGTGGCCGGAGGGGCAGCAGGCGGCGGGGAGGCCGGATCTGCTGGGGGTGTCGCTGGGTCCGGCGGGTCGCCATCGGCACCGCCACGGACCACGACGAACGAACCGTCGGGGTGGAAGTAGCGGGCCATGCGGGGCGAGCGTCGGAGCTGGGCGAGTACGGCCGTGTCGGCGGTGGTGGGCATTGCGGGTCCTCCCCGTGTCGGGTCGGTAGGTCCAGTCCCCTGTCGGGACCGGGAGAAGTTGGTCAGGCAGCGAGCCGGTGGGTGCCGGTCTCGAGGATTCGCCGCCGTTCGGCGGCGGCCTCGGCCCGGGTTTCCCATTCCTGCTCACGGGTCGACAGGCGCTCGAGTCGTGCCGGGTCGGTCTCGGTGAGCTGCTCGAGGCGGGCCTGTTCGGATCGCTTGCGAGCGTTGCGCTCTTGCTTGGACAGTGAGCGGCGGGCGTCGCGCTTGTCGTAGAGGTCTTCGGCGTGGGCGTCGAACCCGGCGTCGTCTCGGATGCGGTCGTTGTGATCCCCGACCGCTGCGACGGGGACCGGTACGCACCGGCAGTGGGGATGGCCGAACGTGGCCTGCCCTGCGTTGTCGAACACGACGCCGGCGAGCTTCATGCACCACTGGCAGCACTTCGACGAGAGGCGCCGTTGCCAGTCGGTCAGGTCGGTCATCTGGGACATCGATGCCCGGGCTGTGCGGAACACGGCGTCATCACCGAGGGCGTCCGCTTGGGACAGACCGCCGGCGACGGCGTCTGTGTACGGCATGCCGCTGGCGAGGTTGCGGGCGAGCCGGTCGAACGGGTCGTAGAGACGGGAGGCGGCGTCGGCGACGATCAGCGGAGACGGTGCGGCGGGCGGGGTGCCGGTGGCGGCGTACAGGTAGGTGCCGGTGGTGTTCTGGGCGGCGGTGGCGGCGGCACGGACGATCGGCTGTCCGAGGTCGTGGAACCGGTCGGCGTCGAGCTCGTCGTAGGTGTCGAGCGAGCCATAGAGGCGGACGAGCGCACGCTGGGTGCGGTCTGCGATCCGTTCGAGGGTCAGCGTGTACCGGGCGGCGATCGTCGCCTGGTTCACGGGGCCAGGGCCTCGGCGGTGAGTGCAGCGGCGTCGTTCTCGAGGACCCAGCGGCGGGCCTCGGCCTGGTCGACGTCGGGGAGGGTGGCGAACACCACCTCGGCCGGTGCGCCCAGATCCTTCTTCGTGGTGGCGAGCGCAGCCTGTTCGGTGGCGGTGCGCTGCTCGAACTCGCCCCACACGGTGGAGATCCCGCCGTCTGCGGCCCGTTCGTCGTTCTCGGCCTTGAGCGCGAGTTGCATGATCTCCGACCAGGCCTCGTCGACCTGATCGGCGAGCGAGATGCACACGGTGCGATGCGAGCCGTCGATGCGGGCGAGGGCGTCGGCGGCGATGTTGACCATGTCGCCGAGCAGGAACGCGTACGGCGGCGTCGACGTTGACGAGGCGATCACCTTGACGTCTTCCTGCACGGCCTTGAGGACCGGCGAGAAGTCCGCTTGGGCGAACTCGCCCACCTTGACGTTCTCGTCCTCGAAGGTCCACAGGCGGGCAGCGGAGGCCTTCTGGAGCGCAGCCTTGTCGGGGGTGCCGTCTTGGTTCGTGGGGTAGTCCCAGCCGGTCGCCCAACGCTGCCGGAACGACTGGTTTTCCATCATCACGAGGCGGGACATGACGGTCTGGTTGATGCGCTTCTGGTCGGTGAGCACCTTCCAGAACTGGGGGCGGCCACCACCGAACCGGGATGCCTTCAGCGTGGAGTTGACCCGGATCTCGACGACCGGCACGACGCCGAGCGGATTCGGAACCGGCCAGGCCTCCCCGTCAGGCTGGCGGACCACCCAGGACGCACGGAACGCCTCGGTGCCCATGGCGCCGGCGTAGGCGGCCTCTGAACGCTTCTGCGCTGCCCGGTACTTGTAGAGCCCCGACGGGAGGTAGACGGTGGCACAGACGTAGCCGTCGTCGTCGACCCACCGCTTCAGCGCAGCGGCACGGGTGCGGCGTGAGCCGGCGGCGTAGGCGACGATGACCGACGACGGGTCCTCCATCGTGATCTGTGCCTTGCCGTCGGCGTCGGGCCAGACGATGGCGAACGACTGGCCGGTCTTGACGGCGTCGAGGTTGGCGAGCGGAGCGTCGGAGGTCAGGTGGTTGCGTCGAAAGATCGCCCACAGGTCCGCATCCGACGACGTCGACGACGTGGAGAACCGGAACCCCTCGATCCGCAGCTTCGACGCCGGCAGGTCGACAACAGGGGCAAGGAAGTTGGTGACGGCCATCTTCGCCATCACGGCGAACGCTGCGCGGGCTTCACGGTCCGAGGACGCTGCGGTGTTCAGCGGCGGGTCGGGGATCGGGTGGTTGCCGTCGTACCAGGCCTCAGCCTCAGCCACGGCTACTGCCCGCTTGTCGAGTGCTTCGGAGAGCACCTTCAACCAGTCGAGGGGATCCACAGGAGCACCCCCTTTCCGGCGGGCTAGACGAACGCGGCCTTGCCGCTGCGCTTCTTCAGGGCACCAGAGGCGATGGCGTCACCGGCGGCCTCGTGGGCGAGGATCCCGGCCATGCGGAGGTCGATCTTGAGCGGCGACTTCGGGGCCTTCTTCTGGATGGTCCAGAGGAACCGGCCGTCCTCGTCACGGATCATCGTCGACCGCTTCTGGGCGTTCAGGTGGTGGGCGGTGAGCACCGGGTGACCGTCGTGGGTGCCGGTGCCGGCGGCGATGAGCTGGTCGAACGCCTGCACCGAGTAGGCCATCGGCTTGATGCGGTTGGTCCACCACTTCTTCACCGGTCCGAACTGGCCGGCCCACCGGTCCACCTCGTCTTCCCAGTACGGCGGGTCGCAGTAGGCGGCGGTGACCTTCCACCGGTCGAACGCCATCTCCATGGCTG